GGAATATTGAAAAAGTGCATGAATTTTACAAAATACAATTTAACGTAATTGAAAGAGTAAATGAAGAAACAGGACAAATAATTAAATTGCCAAAGTCAACAACAGAAAATACAACAACGCAACAAGAGGAATACCATTTACAAATTAGAGAATTTTTACAAGAGTGGTTTAATATAACTGCTCCATTACCAAACGAGCATTTAACATTAGAATTATGATTTTAAAAGAAAAATCTTGCAAGGGAATTAATAAAGCACGAATGATAAATGGATGTGGTAAATTAACTTTTTATCGTACATTTGGTTTATGTTCATCCTGCTTATCCGATTTTCTTTTTAAAACCGATGCTGGTAAAGTTGTATTTAATAAAATTAACTTAAAAGTTAAGTCAGATACTGCAAAAGCATTTAAAAGCGATTTAAGAGAAAAACTTAAAACAATAGGAAAATATAAAGCAGAAGCAAGAAAATCGTTTCAAAAGTGGATTAGATTGCGTGATAGTGATAAAAATTGTATATCTTGCAACAGTTCAACTGCAGATGTATTTGATGGAGGACACTTTTACAAAGCAGAAGTTTATTCCGGATTGATTTTTAACGAGAATAATTGCCACAAACAATGCAGAAAATGTAATAGGTTTATGAATGGTAATGAATTAAACTTTAGAAAGGGTTTAATTGCAAGATATGGCATTGATTATGTTACTAATTTAGATAATATTTGCGATATAAACAGAGTTTATAAGTACACTAAAGAAGAGTTAATTGCTAAAAAACTTCAATACGATATTAAAATAAAAGAATATGGCAAAGAGTAACATTTACGCATTAGCTCCAGACACAAATTTGCGATTAGTTGCAACACATAAGAAAACTTTTATTAGTTTTGAAAAAATTATTACTTATGGTGAATGGATTAATTTTAAAAGGCATTTTGATTATTATTATGTAACTCACAAAATATGAATTATTTATTAATAGTTTTAGCTTATGAATTTTTAAGAAGTAAATTAATATGGTTATGGTATTATTTAATTAAAAAAGGTAGTTAATATGGCAGATATATCAATGTGTACAAATCAATTTTGCAAATCTAAAGATTATTGTTATAGATTTACTGCAACACCAAATAAGTTTAGACAAGCATATGCAGATTTTACTTGTGAGGATGATGAAATAAATTGCTCATACTTTTGGGCAAATGGTATTGACTCTATCAAATGTAAATTAGGCGGAGTTAAACGTGATGGCGAAATATGCAATTTAGATTACTGTACCTATCCTAAATGCATACAGGATAGTTACTGCCCTAAATGTCACCAAACTAATGGAGTTCATAAAATGGGATGCGAAACAAGAAAACAAACTATAATAATAAAAACAAAATAATAAATTAAACGTTATATAAATATGGCAATAGGTAAAGAATTAAGTCCGATATTAGAAGAAATTGAAAATACATTAATAGATAATATAGCATTAAAACCTGAATATACAAACGAAGGATTAAGAGCAGCAATATTTATATTTCAATCTGCAATGTCTGATAAAATGTTTGAATTACAAACAAAAGAAAAGATGTCTAATAAAAATAGCGAATTGATGGCTAAAAACTTAGGAGAAGAATTAAGGAATCTTATTGGTAGATTTACAGGAATAGACACACATAAATTATTTTCAGATGAAGGTGCAAAGGTTTAGTAATATAGTTAGAATTAAAAGAGTAATGAAATTCTATTATAATCGTGGTGTAAACTCTGAAAGAATTAATAGTTTGTATCGTAAAATACTAAATGGATAGTATTGAATCAATGATTTGCATTGTGCAGTTATATATTTTTTACACTAAAAATGTCGAAGTAAATATTAAAGTAAATACCTTTGAAGAAATTAGAAAATTAAAACAAGCTCACATAATTGCAAAAGAATACTTAACATTTTATAATATGCAAATAATTGAAAGAAATTTGTAAACAGCATCAAAGATGGATAAATACAGTTAAGCAATTTGGAATAACCGATTTTGCAGAGGATGTTGTGCAGGAAGCATATTTAAAATGCCTTGAAAAAGAAACAGTAAACGAAGCTTATTTTTATTTAACTTTGCGTAGTTTATCAATGGATCTTCACAGAAAACAAAAGCAGATAATAAAAGTTTCAATTGATGAGATTTTAGATAAATATGAAATCGCACAATATTATCAAAATAAAACTGATGATAAAGAAATAATAAATCAAATAGATAATATTAATTGGAATAATTGTATTAAGATTTTAAGCAATGAAATAACTTTGAGCAACGAAGTTTTAGAAATTGTAAATAATTTCCATTGGTTTGACAAAGAAGTATTTTATTTATATTACGATAATAAAATATCAATGCGTAAAATAGCAGAAGAAACTAAAATAAGTTTGAGCACTATATTTAAAACTATAAAAACTTGTAATTTAAAAATAAAAAAAGAATGGCAAAAGTAAGAACAAAAAAATCATTAGGATTAGGTGATACAATAGAAAGAATCACAGAAGCAACAGGAATTAAAGCAGTAGTAGAAAAAGTAAAAGAAGTTACAGGATGGGATTGCGGATGCAATGCACGTAAAGAAACACTTAACCGTTTATTTCCATACGTTAAACCAAACTGCTTAACAGAAAATAACTACAACTACTTAGTAAATTTGTTTAGCAAAAAAGTATTAAATGAAGTTACAATTAATCAACAGTACGAACTAAGTGATATTTACTTACAAGTATTTGGAACTAAATTAGAACATAGTAATTGTGCATCTTGCTGGAGAGATAGAATTAACGAATTAAGAAAAGTTTACGATACACATAAAGAAGAAGATGCCGATACCAAAGCCTAAAGCAAACGAACCTAAAAAGGAATTCCTGCAGCGTTGTATATCAAATCCTATGATGGTTGCAGAATACACAAAAGATAAGCGTAATGCAATATGCACTACTGCTTTTGAAACTAAATTAAATACTAACCAAAAGATTAGTTTTGATTACGATGGAACTTTGTCAACTAAAATGGGTGCTTTACTTGCTAAAGATTTAATTAAAAATAATACTTTGTATATTATATCTGCTCGAAGTTCAAAGACTGGTATGATTGATAAGGCAAGAGAGATAGGAATACCATTTAACCATATTTACGCCACAGGTTCAAATGATGCTAAAATAGAGAAGATAAAAGCATTAAAGATACAAACGCACTACGATAATAATAACGATGTTGTAAACGCATTAGGAAGCGTAGGAAAGCGCATTTAGTAATTGAATAAACAAATTTTTTTCAAATGGAGCAAGGAGAAGAAGTAAAAAAGGTTAGAGGAGGTGCAAGGGCTAACGCAGGGCGTAAAACAGTAGCTTCTGAACAAAGAGTTAATGATATATTTTTAAGTGCCTTAAAAAGCCTTAAATCAGTTGAAACAGATGACGAAGCAAAAATAGAATTTGCAAAGGATTTATATTCAAGTCAAAGAGGACAAATATTTATTGCTGAACATTTATTTGGCAAACCTAAAGAAACAGTTGAAACAACTCACAATATAAACAATTTCGATATTAAAGAACTATTTACTATTGATAAAGATAAACAACAAATATAATCTACTTGGCTCTGATAGTAGATACTTTATAATTTCGGGAGGTAGGGGTTCGGGGAAGTCATATTCTGTGAACTCCTTTTTACTTTTGCTTACTTATGAAGTAGGACACATAATATTGTTTACACGTTATACTTTAACTTCTGCTCACATATCTATTATTCCAGAATTTATTGATAAGATTGAAACAGCTGATTTACACAACGATTTTCATATTACTAAAGATGAAATAGTAAACTTAAAAACAGGTTCTAAAATTATATTTAGAGGTATTAAAACAAGTAGCGGAACACAAACTGCAAACTTAAAATCTATAGCCAATGTAACTACTTGGGTTTTGGATGAAGCAGAAGAGTTAGTTGATGAAGATATATTTGATAAGATTGATTTATCAATTAGACACCAGACAAAACAAAACAGAGTTATACTTATTTTAAATCCAACTACAAAAGAACATTTTATTTATAATAAATTCTTTCAATCAAAAGGAATTGATGCAGGAAGTAATATAATAAATGGAGATACTTCTTACATACACACAACTTATTTAGATAATAAAGAAAACCTATCTGAATCATTTATAAATCAAATCGAATTAACCAAACAAAATAATATTAAAAAGTTTGAACACGTTATACTTGGTGGTTGGTTAGACAAAGCTGAAGGAGTTGTGTTTACAAATTGGAGTTTTGGTTCTTTCAATCCTGATAACTTGCAAACTTCTTTCGGACAAGATTTTGGTTTTAGCATTGATCCGACTACACTTATAGAAGTTGCAATAGATAAAAACAAAAAGAAAATATATTTACTTGAGCATTTGTATAAACCTAAACTAACTACTTCTGAAATATCACAAATCAATAAACGAGTTTGCGGTGATAGTTTAATAATAGCTGATAGTGCAGAACCAAGACTAATTGCAGAGATGCAAAATAACGGTTGTAATATAAAAGCAACAGAAAAAGGTGCTGGATCAATTAGTGCAGGAATAGCTTTAATGCAAGATTATGAATTAGTAGTTGAACCTTCTTCAATTAATATCGCTAAAGAGTTAAATAACTACATATACTCGGATAAAAAAAGCGGTTTAGTAATAGATAATTTTAATCACGCTATTGATGCAATCCGTTATAATGTTTTCTTTAATCTATCAAATCCAAACAAAGGAAGCTATTTTATTTATTAGTGCAATACAAAAAAACAATTTAAACGTTATATAATTATGAAAATTAAAATATCAATTCCTACTTCTTTAAATGAAATAACTTTGGAGCAATACCAAAGATTTATTTCAATAGCAGAAAAGAACGAGGACAACGATTTTCTGCAGTTAAAAATGCTGGAGATATTTTGCGGTGTTTCTTTAGAGATAGCTTCTAATATGTCATTAAAAGATGTAACAGAAATAACTGCAAGTATAAATGAAATGTTTGCTAAAGAATATAAACTACAAACTATATTTAAATTAGCAGATACTAACTTTGGATTTATTCCAAACTTAGACGAAATTAGTTTAGGTGAGTTTACCGATTTAGATAACTACTTTGGTAAAATGGATAAGTTGCACAATGCAATGGCAGTTTTATATAGACCTATAATAGATAAGTTTAAAGATAAATATACCATACAAGATTACAACGGAAGCATTACCTACTGCGATGTAATGAAGTCGATGCCAATGGATGTAGTTTTTGGTGCAATGGTTTTTTTTTACAATTTAAGCAACGAATTATTAATCAGTTCCCTGAATTATTTGGATCAGAATCCACAGGTGAAAGCTTTAATAGACAAGCACAATTCGGAGCTAAGTGGGGATGGTATTCATCTTTCTATGCTCTCGCTCAAGCTGATGTTAGAAGATTTGATGAAATTTCAAAACTTCAACTTATTACAGCACTCACATTCCTAACATTTGAAAAGGAAAAAATAGAAATAGAACAATCAATGCTCAAAAAAAATGAATAACTATTACAAGATTACAGAAGATATTAGAGATGAACTTTTAAGAGATGCTATTATAAATAACGTTTCACAAGGAGATATATTTAATATTGATATAAGCAAAACAACTATATTCCCATTGGCTCACATAGTAGTTAATACTGCAGCACAATCTGAATCAGGAAACACAAATATTTTTAACGTTTCAGTTTTATTTATGGATGTTTGTGATATTTCAAAAGCAAATCCTTACGATTTATTTTTTGATAACGATAACGAGCAGGATATATTTAATTCTCAATTTGAATTAGCTAATAGATTTTTAACTTCTTTACGTAGGGGAAATTTATACGATAAAAATTATAGACTAAATGGGACTGCAAACTTTGAAGCATTTAGCGACAGATTTGAAAATAAAATTGTAGGATGGACTTTGACCTTTGGAATCGAAAGTAATAACGATATGACAATCTGTTAATGGTTAATTTAGAACACACACAAAAAACACTTGAAAAGTTTAGAGATTACGTGATCCAACAATCACGTAGTAACTTAACTAAAAGTGATAAGAACGTTTCTAAGAAGCTATATAATGAAATTAAAGGAAATGTTAAGGTAAGTGCTAATAGTTTTCAATTAGGTTTTGAAATGCCAATTTACGGACAATTTCAAGACAAAGGAGTAAAGGGTAAGTTTTCAAGTTTTAAAGCTCCAAATAGCCCTTTTAAATTTGGAAGCGGAACAGGATTAAAAGGCGGATTAACAAGAGGAATTGAGAAATGGGTTCAAGCAAAACGTTTTCAATTTAAAGATAAAAAGACAGGTAAATTTATGAGTTATAAAAATACTGCTTTTTTAATTACTCGTAGTATTTATAGAACAGGAATAAGACCTAGTTTATTTTTTACAAAGCCATTTGAAGCAGGATATAAAAAATACATTGACGAAGATTTAATTAATCAATTTGCATTGGACGTTGAAGATTTAATGCAATACACACTAAAAGATATAA